TCCTTCATTTAGACATAATGATCTACATCTCGGGAATATTTTTGTAACGACTGATGGTAGAGTTCGTATTATTGATTTTGGATTGAGTTTTAACTCGTCTACAAAAAATCCCGAAATAAATGTCAGAGGTGAGTACCTGCTACCTTACGGTGTCTATAGGGGTAACAATAAAATGTATGATACACATTTCTTCTTGAATAGTCTATATAACAGTGAGGCATACCTGGACGAAAGTACTTTGAAATTTATCCGAGACGTCTTACCGAGTAAATACCTAGGAGTAACGGGTAACCGTATATATGAAGCTCGTTTAAAGAAACCTACAGACAAAAACGCTGAAATGAACTTACCAACATTCGCTAAATTGTTTACTCACCCATATATTAAGGGTACACGGACTACCGAAGCAGTGTCCATCGGTAACCTTATCCCAAAACGAAAAATAGCATCGAAACCGATTAAAAAAAAGGCGGCACCCCCACCTCCATCTACTGAGAGTATGTCCGCAAAAATGCGCAAGGCTACAGAGGCATTTATGAAGTCTAAACAAACACAAAAAAAGAGACCGGGTGCTGTATCTAAAAAAACACTTACACCCAAGCCTACACCCAAGCCTACACCCAAGCCTACACCCAAGCCCACATCCAAGTCCAGTGTTAAAACACTTACAAAAACGCGCGCTAAACCCTCGAACATGGGTAAAGTATCTGACGCTTATGTCAAGGACTTTATGAAAAATATGGCCCGTCCTAAAACAAACTTACGTAATAGAAACATTTAAAGACATCATTCATTCTTTAACCAATGGAATGTTGTGATGTTTGTTGTGAAAAGATTAACAATTCAAATCACAAAAAGGCCGAGTGCCCTTTTTGTGATTTAAAATCCTGTCGTTCGTGTAGTCAGAAATATTTATTATCAGTTATGGAAGATGCACATTGTATGGGGTGTAAAAATATACACAATAGAGAACTCGTCGATTCGTATTGTTCGTCTGTATATAGGAATGTAGACTATAGAAGACACCGCGAGAATGTTTTACTCGAACGCGAAAAGGCGCGTCTGCCAGAGACACAACCACATGTCATTCGTGAACTAAAAATACGAAATTTACGAACCTCGTATGTATACCTGTACTATATATTGGGTCAGATGGAACATACACATGACATACCCGAAAAAGTTAAATTATTTTTACGCGACGAATTGAAACATGCTATCATAATGATATATGACGAACTTAGGGGTATGTCTACTATAGACCCTGATATGAACAACGAATATATTTACACGCAGAAATGTTTCGGTAATGAATGTAACGGGTTTTTAGATGAAAACTGGAATTGTGGAATATGTAAGATATCTTTTTGTAATAAGTGTAACGAAGAGTTGACACCGATACATAAATGTAACAAAGACACTGTTAAGACTGTGAAACTTATAAAACGAGAAACGAAACACTGTCCGAAGTGTAACGTATTGATTTATAAAATAGAAGGATGTGCACAAATATGGTGCACGCAGTGTCACGTCGCATTCGATTGGAAGACTGGTCGAATAGAAACTGGTCGAATACACAATCCACACTATTTCGAATTTAAGAAACGTGGGAGAGAGCACGGTGATATCCCATGTGGTGGTCGCCCGTCGCATAACGAATTGTTACAAATACACGCGCCTATTATGATCCTACAAGTTTCTTTAGAATTATTTCGACTAGATTACGATAATACATATAGGTTCGCATTTTTATATGAAGACAATAAACATTTACGGATGAAATTTATTCTTAATGAGATTACAGAGACTGAGTTAAAACGCGAGCTACAGTTTCGAGATAAATATAATTCCAAAATAAACGACGTACGGGACATTTACACAATGTACACGGATACAGTCGGAGATTTGCTGCGACAATATGTTTTGGATACCACGATCGAGAATGAAATATTAAATGAATTGATGGAATTGACTACTTATACAAACGGCGTTATTGATCGAATACGAATGAGATATAGATGTCGAACACCTTCTAATATAATCTTATAGATATATATGATCATATTTATTCTCATTTCATTTATACTTTTATCTATCTTCATCAGACCAAAATATCAGGAACCGCATGTAATACGCAACGTTTTCACGAGTAAGACATGTGACCGTATCATAAGTCTTGCATCTGACAAATTAAAACCATCTACGATCTCATTAGCTAAAGGTGTAGATGAAACGAGACGTAAGAGTGATACAGCGTGGTTAGATCCACGCGATTCTAAAACCGTTGAGAAACTGATGGAAACGTGTGTATCGCTGACAGATAGACAATTTATAAACGCCGAATTTTTACAGGTACTCAAATACAAACCCGGTGGTTTTTATAAACCTCACCAAGATGCATTTGAAAATGAAAAGAACCCCCGTCTATACACGTGTATAATTGCTTTAAACGATGATTACGAAGGTGGAGAGACATCATTTCCAACCCTAGGTAAAGACTTTAAACTTAATAAGGGTGACGTACTAGTATTCAACACTCTCAACGACTGGGGGTATACAACCACGAAGGCAATTCACGGTGGTAAACCCGTACTTTCCGGTGAGAAATGGATATGCAATTTATGGATACATAAACACCCATATGAATTATTTTAAAGATATGTTAATCTGACCAACTTAGAACCATTTTTTAACTTCATGAATATAACTTCATCACATTCACCCCCTTTCATGGACATTTGTGCCTCTCCACACACCGTTCCAGGTTTCTTATGCCTATCGCATGCAAGTTCAGTCCTCTTTGCGATATCCATATTCTGACTATACCCGATAAATGTCCTGTCAAGATCACCGGCTTTCTTATTCGTAGCTTCAACAGTAACCTTCCAACAATAACTACCAAATTCCCACTTACTTGGTGTGTCGATGGGTGGAGGTGAGTCTGCGACGTATGCATTATTTTTCATCGCCCGGCGTTTCCATACGAGTGTAGATACCGGTGCAAGTAAATAGCTTGCTATATTCATCATTAGTATACATATCACTATAACTTTTAATTGAGTTTTAGATAAGTCTTGCGTCGCGCGATGACGTTGTTAATTTTAAGATCAATATTCTCTTTTTAGTATATGATGTATGTCATATAATACAAAGAAGATGCCCCTGACAGGATTCGAACCTGCGACCGCTAGCTTACAAGGCTAGCGCTCTACCAACTGAGCTACAGGGGCGGGTGTCCTTCCTACCTGATTCGAACAGGTGACAAATGGAACTACAGTCCATTGCTCTACCAACTGAGCTAAGGAAGGGTAAGCTCCCACCAAGACTTGAACTTGGGGTGGTGGATTCAAAGTCCACAGTGTTAACCAACTACACTATAAGAGCACGTCTATATTTATTATGTTGTAATTCTTTAATATATTATTCCTTCTTTGTTTTTATCAACGTCGCATCGGGATTGATCATTTTCTGGATTTCAAACAACTTGACAGCCATGAAAAATTTAGCTTTCGCGTGAAATTCACTTTTTGGCTCCGTAAAATACATAACCACCGCGGCCATGAGTAGACTTAAAATAATTAGTATCAGTAGTTTGCCAATCATTTATATATAATAATAAAAAAATTACGCTTCAATATCACCCCGGTCAATCAACTTTTGACGGTTAATCATGTGAAGTCCTTCAACTTCCGACTTGTTCTGTGCACCGTACGGTACAGCATACCCTTCGTCGACCAACCACTTGTTCACGTTAGTCCATACCCCATCCTCGGAAACCCAAACTTCTCCGAGGACGCGACCGAATTTACCACGCGAGTCAGCTTCCGGACACCTGAGTTCGATATCAATATCATCCTTTTCAGATGCAACAGCCTTTAGGCACCATTCCTTGAGCTTTTTCTTTGAAAGTAAACCAAACCGTTTCTCTTCCTTATCAGACGTGCGCGACTCCGGAGTATCGATACCCAAAAGTCGGACGCGTTGTTTGGTGCATACATCAAACCCAAGATCGATATTGACGTCGATCGTGTCACCATCTACAACTTTAGCTAGAGACGAAACGCGGTAAATGAATGTACAAGGTTCAACGCTATATGTAGACATCTTATATCAACGTATATGTTCGTATCTTTAAACCTTGATATCACACTACGATTTGGGTCTTGATTTGGGTCTTGATTTGGGTCTTGATTTAGATATTTTAAATGTCGATCCCATTGTCATCGTAAGTTTTGGTGGCGTGATTATATTCGTTTTATTTATACGTTTACCCGTGACGGTTGCTACCAGTGTTGGGTTGTTTAGAAAAGCTGCACGACCAACCATATTTAAATTTAGACCGCTAAACGTTTGTATATTCGCAGTTCCATTTAACAGTGCCGGAATCGCTTGTGCGAAGTCTAAGTGGAATGTTGTACAAACACCTCGAGTATTATTCGCTTGTAAATTGGGTCCATTGTAATATCTCGCGGTCGTGTTATCGAATACACTCCCGAACATCTTTTTCATATTTGGTAATATCCGGTTTCGGAATATACTCCCATAACCGCTCCTCTCCATAGCACGATTTCCATGTGGGTCAAATACCAATATACGTGGTTGTGATCTACCTGTGTCCATTAAGACGTTCACTGCGTGTCCCAAATTCGGATTATCACGCTTAGTTATGCTAATTAAAAAATAATGAATACTTCCCACTGACGCGTCGAGTCTGGGAATATTTGATCCATTATTCTTAAAATCGATGGTAGGTCTCTGATTTAATATCTGTGCCGACGTATTCGAGACAACTCCCCGATTTAGGCTATCACTGTATTCTAAAAACTTTACATTAATTCGCTTTCCTTCATGACGCACGTTCGACAAGCGCGCTCTTAATTCGTCAAGGTACCTAATATATCCCGGTCTCGTACATGCCATGCCGACACCCTGGGGTAGTGTAGGTAATGTACGCACAACTTTTGAACTTTTGACAATCTTTGAAGGACCTGGGCTAAAGTTCATATTCGTCGGCTTATTCGTTTTTTTACGCTTAGTGCTCATCTGAGATATATGTAGAAAATTATCGCGTCTTTGTAATTTTCAGTTGTGTATTACGCCCATTCGCACTCTTAGGATCAATCCTGCTACCGTTCTGTTTAGGATTAAACGACTTTTTATGTTCAGCCCAATACTCTGGTGCACCAACTTTGAAGTTTTTATGCATCTTCGCCTTGTACCAAAAAACACAATCTTCTATTTTATTAGATTTAGATGTATTATCTAGAACCAAACACTCGTAATTTTCTGTACACGAATCCATAACCTTATTGAACATGTCAAACGTAGGGAAGATACCGAAGAACGATTTATACAACTTTTCACGGTTCTGAATAATGTTTTCTCTGAGGATAAACACGTAATCAACATTCGCGCGAAGTGCCGGTGGCAAGTCCATACAGTACTGCATTGTCAACATGAAGAATATCTTCCAATGACGCCCGTTCATAAAGCACTGTCTAATACACGTATCACGCATGAATTTATTATCATACATACAATCATCTAAAAGTAAAAACGCGCCACAATTCTTTTTACCCGCGCCCACCAATCTCCGCTGACGATCCATAACACGTTCTATAGCTTCCCTGTCATAATCACCGTAAATGAATAGGTCTGGTATATACTGTTGATAATAATGGTTACCTTCTTCAGTCGCCGACAATACAATCCCTGCTGGTAAATGTTTCTTATGCCACAGGATGTCAGTTACCAACGTAGATTTACCTGTATTACGTTTACCGATGAACACAAGAACCTTATCGTCGGCCATTGATGCAGGATTAAATTTTCGTAAACGTAAATCCATCTATAATACCGCCCCGTTTTAATTCATAAAATTTTACTCACATGTAATAAGAATGGCAGGTCGCGTACAACTTGCTGTCACTGGTATCCAGGATCAATGGCTTACTGGGGATCCACAGTTTTCGTATTTTGTAACGTTATTCAAAAGACACACACGGTTTTCAACCGAGTCTGTAGAAATGCCATTTTCTGGCACTAGCGCATTTGGAAACTCTGTAGAGTGTCGCATACCCGTTAATATAGGTGATCTCATACGAGGAATGATATTGAAGGTAAAACTCGGAAATCTATCAGCTAACGGTGTTTCGGATGGTGTACCATACAAACACTATTACAATATACCACTTGGTAAAAGTATAATAAAGTATGCAGACTTGGTGATCGGTGGTCAAGTCATCGAGAGACTTACAGGGGACTATATATACATGTACGATCAATTACATAGTAACAGGGACGATGTAGACTCGGGGGGGTCTCTTTACTTTATGAACGGTCATAACGAAACATTATCCGTTTCAGATACTTATAATACATTCTATGTTAATCTTCCCTTCTACTTTCACAGGAACCCGAGTTTAGCAGTTCCAGTGTGTGCGCTCACAAAACAACTCGTCGAAGTTCGTATAACATTCAGGGATTTAGATGATGATGTATCATTTAAATACAATATACCGACTAATGGTCTCGTAACAAGGGAGAAAACCACGGAAGGTTCGATTAAGAGTGCCTCACTCATAACCGACTTCTATTTCATCACAGAAGACGAGAGGAACTTTTTACTCACACGTCCGATGGAATATGTAATTACTCAGTTACAGAAATCGACTGTACAGTTTAAACCGGGAGAACTCAAAAAATCTGTGTTATTGAAATTCACAAACCCAGTGAAGGAACTCATGTTTCTCGCGAAGGAAGAAATTGGAAATAATTTCGGTACAGAAGATCGTCTTCTCAATGCATCGTCAACAGATCAGTCGTTTTCGAGTATTTTAAAGGGTTCCGCAATAGGTTCAGCCACCAACACAAAACGATCAGATCACCGGACAATTAAGAATATCGATTTAGAATGTAACGGCGCAACCGTATTCGATCATAGCGGTCAATATCTAGCATATCAACAGGCGCTCCGGTATCATACCGGGTGTCCAGATCCAGCATATGAATTCTATACATATTCATTTGCACTTAAACCGGAGGTCTATTACCCCACCGGACAACTTAACATGAGTCGTATTATTCACAAGAAATTGGATATAGAACTCGACACAGTCCCTACTGCAACGTCGGGGACAACGACAGTTGATACCACGCGTAACATCAATGTCGGTGTGTACGCACTTAGTTATAATGTATTACACATTGAAAGCGGTTTAGCGGGTTTAAAATTTTAACATCTAATAATAGAAATGGCAGGTCGGGTCCAGCTTGCCACGACGGGTACCCAGGATGTTTTTTTTACAGAAAATCCCGAGTATACACATTTCATAAAACAATTCAGGAAGCATTCAAATTTTGCAGTGTACGATGTAAAACACGATGTCAGGGGTGAAATAGCATACGGTAATACTGTAAAATGTACGATACCAGCTGGTTCGGGTGACCTATTGAAAGGTGTACGAGTACACGTGGATCTCCCAGCTTTAAATGCGTATCAGGGGTACAACGAATCTATCGGACACACGATAATTGATCACGTAGATTTAGTTATCGGGGGGCAGCTCGTACAACGTATCCCCCGTGATTGGTTGCAGATATACAGTGAGCATTATATCACACAAACAAAACAAACGGCATTATCAAAACTTATAGGTAAGTATCCCGGTGAAGACTCGGGAATTCGGGTTAGTGCAGGACCACCTATTATAAATGATTATTTAGGAAAAGCGACAACACCAACGAAGTATATAATTGATATTCCATTCTATTTCCACAACAACCCTGAACTGGCTATACCCCTATGTGCACTCACAAAACAAGAATGTGAAATTGAAATTAAATTGAGTGAGAGTATAGACTCCCTCCAATATGGTCACCTTGCTTTTACTGAATCGTATGATACTAGATCGAGCTTTACGATTACGGTAGGTGGAAATGGTAAGTATCATATCGACGACGTTGACAGACCTACACTCACACTGAACCGAGGAAGTACTTATACGTTCACGATCAATACAAATACGAACACGGATCATCCATTCAAATTTTCTATATATAAAGATGGTCGCAGTAGTGCAGGGGTGCCGTTATCCCAATACACAACGGGAATTACATCTGCCACCGTCGGTGATAATACCGTATACACGTTCGTTGTACCAGAGAACGATACAGACGCACAGGGACGTAGCAGTCCAAGTGTCTTATATTATTATTGTGGTATCCACTCTGGAATGGGTGGTCAGGTTTACTTCGGTAACAGCAATCCATTAGATAGATCCACTCTTAAAATTGACGACATATCTGTACACACGGAACTTATACAACTAGAGGAACCCGAACGAATTAAACTTCAATCTGGTAAACAAGACTATATTATCACGCAGCTTCAGCGTAACAGGTTCCAAATTCCCGTCTCAACAGTAGATGGGTTTGATGAGACGAAGTGTAGACTCAACTTTACTAACCCAGTGAAGGAACTCTATTTTATAATTTTAAGAAAAAATAACAAGCATAATTCTTTCCATCCATTTGATTATGACCACCCCGATCAAGTGTACCCACCCGGGCCTAACAATAGACGGTATACAAACTACGAAAACCTCGTAAGTTTAGAAATGACCCTTGATAACGAAGTCATTCTCGATAAAATTACAGGGAATGTCATAAACCTGCGCGCCGTGCAGAGTGGTATTCATCACTCACGAACGCAACTCTTCAGGAGATTTTACTCTTACAGTTTTGCTCTTGAACCTGAACGATGGTATCCAACTGGTCAGAAAAACTTCAGTGTGATTAAAGATCAGAATATAAGCATGAGTTTGAACAATGATATAGTGAATGAAAGAGAACTTAGAGTTTACGCACTTAGTAATAATATCTTACGCATCCAGGATGGAGCTGGACGACTCATCTTCCCAAATGGCCCAATCGGCGATTGAAATTATTACACCAGTATTGGAAAGTGCGGTAGTATTATCAGGACACTACGCCAGGGCGTGTGGTCGCGACACAATTCTCGCGAAAGATATGGAATACTGTATGAAATACTGTGCCATGTATACAGTGGGTCAGCAAATTGGAACCTATTACCCCGAAATATATGACGATACTGATTCAGGAGAAGATGATATCGAGATAGACGATGATATAGACGAAAGTATGTTTGAACCTTATTCGGGGGATGATGAAAGGTTCGTGAAAATAAACGATGCATATGACGCGTGGGATGGGTGGTCCCCAACCAATCCGTCAGAAACAATGATAAAAAATGCAATCGATAGTAATGGAAACATGTCCTGACCTGGAAGGATGGACAAATTCCGAATACAAGGAATTTAAATGCGACGATAACGAATCTATTTCCGTTTCCGATGCTGACAGTGACGATGACCAGGGCGATGGCGTTGTCGTCAGGGGGTATAGTACCGACAAATTTAAGAAAATTCTAGTTGTTGAAGAGTTGTTACCAGAATAAAATCTTCTTATATTATAAAAATGTCCGCCGAAGTTGCCACCGATACACTGCTCGCTATCTCCCGTGAACTCGAAACACAATCTCTCAACTCCGTCGTTGCTGGATTTTCTTTCGCGGCTGCCCTGTCGTGGATGGATCTCGTGAGATGGACCATCCATCAGGTCGTCAAGGTCCAGAAGAACGGTGGTATGAACTACGCTCTTACAGCGCTTTTCACCACTCTCCTGTCTGTGATTGTATACATGGTCATTTCCCGTGTGTCAAAGCGTGTCAAGAAGCCCGTGGCCCCCGTCTACGCGATCACACGCTAATTCGCCGTGGTCTTGTAAATATTAAAAAAAATATACCTGTCACGATTATCATAAATATATAGATAAACGCATTCCACCTATTCGGATCCTCAAATTCCGGTATGCGCATAGGTGTAGGAAGCGAAAAATCACGTTTTACGACTGGGAGGACGGATAGTTTATCCCGTGAACCCTCAATACAGAGCTTAATAATATGGTTAGCGTTTCTAAAATCATACGGTATGAGCTGGTTATTACTACTATAAAAAAACTGAACTCGTAATTTCGATATACTCCCCTGTTTCCCTGTATCGAAATTATGTTCTACAATATCATCCTTCCCCGAATAATTAATCACATCACCGCACATCAAGATACGACCAGTATAAAACGGTGTATCAGAATATACCGTTTTATTGAACTCTTCAGCACCGCTACTTATTTTGATAACAAGTGCATCTGGTCCCTGTAAGTTGATACTCCCTGTTGTAATCACGCTACTAGTCGACGCAACATTACTCGGTGGGAGACCTAATATATCGTGTGGTGTTGTATATCCGGATATAGTATTCGCAAACCCTTTCGTTCCACCATAGAAATCAAATCGAAACTCGTCACTCGCCGCAGTGAATTTCAGTGTATTATCATCAGAATCATATACGACGGTTACAGTTTCACCAACTGCGGTCGTAAGTTTCGTTCCGAGTTCTGTCGCAAGTGTGGTACCTTTATAGTTTCCGTTATCTAACGTAACAGTAGCCACTGTAGTATCCGTCGTATTTGTCACCGTGAATGTATTGTTACGATCGTTGATTAACAATTGACTCGCGTGAATTCGTGCAGATGCGATGGAAATTTTATTAACATCATAAATAGGGTTTTTAAGTTCGATCACATAATCGGCAGGGTTCGGGTATACAGTAGGATCGCGTTCACTACTATCTATATCTAACGTGTATACGCTCATTAAAATATATGGATAATATTTTAATGGGTGTTGTTACTCGACTCTTATTTATTTACATCATCTGCTGAGCGACTGGGTTATTCTGGAGCTGCTGTTTCGCAACGCCTAAACTTTCATCCGTCGCGTAAGGGTTAGAATTACCCTTGTACGCGTTGAATTTGTAATACTTGTTATTGTTGTATTGTTGCGTCCAACCACCACTCACTGGACCATAACGACCATCGACGCGTGTAGTATCCGCGCGCATGACAGTCGGCATACCACCTTGGTTGAGGGCACCCGCACGAACGTTCATGCGACCGGCATTACCAATACGGTTCGCCTTACCACGACGATCGTCGGGTCGGAACCCATACTTATTTAACTCCTCTACAGTATGTCCTGTCCCATACACACGATCCTCGCCTATCTTTGTTGCAGGTGACGAAAGGTATCCGTGTGCGTATGAAGAAACACCTGGTGCAATTTGGTTGTTGTATCTATACTGCTCGCTATTTCCATCCTTCTTGTTTCGCGTAGGATCTTGTGCCATTTTCATACCAGCTACGACACTTTTAGCACCTGAAAAGCCAAGTCCGTCATCACGAGATCCTGTCTGAGACCGGTTCGTTAAACGCTTTCCGTTTACATGCTCACCACGAACAACATGTCCATCAAACCCTTGAGACCTACCACCTGCGACCGGGCGACGATCGGGGAGGAAAGCGGTTTTTTCCGGGCGGTTATTTGCAATGTCACCCATCTTTCCACGACGTCCACCGAATACATCATGCGCCGGACCACTTCGACCAGGTAGGGTTGTGAGACGGTGTGCACCGACATTATCGGGGTTGACACGTACGATCTGCTGAAATCCACCCGCGGCGGGTACTTCCGGACCTACAGCAATACCCGGACCGACGAGTTGTTTTTCAATCGGGGATATGTTGTTCATGCGACCGTTGTCAAACATGCGATTACGCATCTCTAGTACTTCGGTACCGGATGTACGCGTTTGTGGTACAATATCACCAAAGTTTTGTATTTCTATTTTTCGTTCCGGGAGATTATCGAGACCGATTGATCCCGGTTCGGCTATGTTTGGCACCTCTTCCTGAATTATAATACGACGTTCTGTAGGTTTAGATGCAACCTGGTATAGTTCTGGTTTGGGATCGCTCATTTTTTTCCCTATGTAGGCTAATCCGACAATAGCTATAATTGAAATAGGGTCTGCCATTCTTAATTGTTATAAATATTTTTATTGACTGGGATATCTCTTCATGAACATCTGATTTTGTGTATCAGCGCGTGTACTTTCAGGTTCGTATGAAATGGACCGGAGTGGGAGCTTACACTTCATGTCTTGAAGGGGGAATAGGTTCTGTTCGTACGTTTGAGCCAATATTTTATTGAACCGACTGGTAGACTGCGGTCGTAATTGGTCACTCGTCTCAATGTGTTGAGCTGGGGAACCTTTACCGGCCATGTAAGGAGCTGTCCCGTACAACATAGTATTAGGTCGTCCCGAACTGTAGTTAAGAGTGCTGGGCTGGGGATAAACAAATACTTCATCAGTCGCACACACGGGAGGTCGAGCGGGGTTTTCAACTAAATTCATACCAGGTTGGAGTTGGTACGCCATTTACTATTACATGAGAATATTTATCTATCTAAGCTGGACCATTTCCACCACCGAACATGCCACTCCTCATATCTCCACTTGGATCCAATCCACCGAAGGCTTCCAATTGCACACCTCGTGCATTGGGATCGCATGCACGACTGTCGCTTCTACAAATCGAACCATCCTTCTCGCCGTACAACCATTCCGCGAATGCGGTTTGGTCACCCGGAATAGATGTCACGGGACCCGAAACAAACTGACGAGCATACGCATTGCGCTGAAATTCGGGCATGGGGGATCGGGATTTTTGGGGACCATACGGAATAGTACTCGAGAGCTTCTGGTTAACATCAGCCCTGACTGTGTTATAGTCGCACGCTGACGGACGATCGGGTCGGCCATCAAAATCAGACATCAACACATTCGCCATCGGGTTATCGTAAGTTGGTAATTGACATGCAGACTCATACCCTTCCTTCGCGACTGTGGGGCGAGCCTGACCATCCTTTACCATATTATTCATCTCCATAACATACAAAACTCCTAAACAGGTAGATCCTAAAATGAAAACGCGTACATCACGCCTGATAAGATACAAGATACATGTAGCGTAAATAATAAAACGAGCCGTGGCGTTTACTCGTTCCGCTGATGTATGAACTTTAGTTGGCCAAAATTCAATTACCTTATCAGCTCTGACAATTTGTGTGGGATCGTCAAACAGCGATACCATTTATATTATATAGGTTTATTTTTTCATCATGCCACCGAGGAGACCCTGCATAGACTTCATGAGCTGAGCTTCATCAATTTCCATCCCGCCATCTTCGTTTTGCATCTTATCGGCACACTGTTTCGCGACCATTTCAATCATACTGAGCGTTTCCGCTGGGATGGCCGTGATGGTCATCCCAAGCATGTAGAGGGTTTGAATGTATTGCCAAATGGCATTACGTGTACCTTCTGATGCTTTCGGCCAGCATCGAGAAAGGTTAATATCCTTTAAAAAATCGATGGTGCCTGCCTGTTCGAGAAAAAATGATTCATCCTTTGCGTTAATCTTATCCGCGTGAGGTGCGATATTCGCCATGAACCCCTCAACGATAATCCTTCCATTCGTGCTTCGCATGAGTTCGAATGCTGCCATGTATTTTTTTAATCCCTTTTCTTCTGGAAATGCCGAATGTAATTCCGTAAGAAATTGTCCCATCATGTCATTAAACGCGGTAATGGAAGTCATTATATACAATACACGATAGAAATCTTTAAGTTAATCAGAATGGATCAGTTGAAATAGTTTCACGTTTACCAAGTCCATTCGATATGATGAAATATACCAATATACCCACTAATGCAGCAGGTTTTGCGTAGGCACTCGTCGAAAGTGTCCCTTCGTCATTAAGACGGGCTTTGCCATGTATGTACAGGGCTGTTAATCCGGCGGCTATTAATGCGGCCGAAGCGGGCTCTCTGAGGTACTCGTCCATATTTAATAGCCAAGTTTTTTAGTTCGCGTTTCAGCGGCATCCGAAAACAAGTCTTCATCTTCCTCATCATCCTGAGGAGCAATATGCCGCTGGTTCATAGGTTTTGAAGTAATCGTTCTAAACTCGTTCTGAAACGGTGTAGAAGGTTCTTCATCTTCAGTTGGTTCCATGAGTTCACCCTGGTGTTCTGATGTATCACCCATCATATCATCCGCAGGTGGCATTTCTTCACCACCCATCGGGGGCATTTCCCCGTTCATTTGCGACTGCTCCTGGGCGTCGAGACCCGGTTGGTCGTATTCGTCAACTTCATCAATTTCATCATGCTGCATGTCAGCGTCTTCACCGTTAATGTATTCTTCGCCACCTGCAGACATGTACGTTTGTAAAATTTGTTGAACGGGTATCAGCTCCTTCACTGTATTTTCTACGCAAAGAGCGAACCTATCATACAAAGCGTCGTTTCTGTTATGTTCGGATTGATTTTCTGTGAACACGTAAGGATCCTTGTATAGATCTTTCGCGGCATTTTTGTAACACGTGTGAATAAACACTTCATTCGTTGGCAGTTTAACAGCCATTTTTTTAGAAACCTGGCTCAAACGAACAGCTGATAATATTTTTACAGAACTCACAAATACAGCCGCGACCAAATCCTTGAACCATGCACATCGATCTGCGATATTATCCGTGTGCTGCTTCGCCATCGTCTCACTCCACTCTGGCACGTCTTTCAATAATTTTTGAAACATTATAAGAACTTTTCGGTTCTTGGATAATGTGTGGGCTTCTTGGTACATTGCATCAAAAACATCGATCATGACCGGTGCGATAAGAATAGAGAGTTGTTCCATGTATTCGCGTTTAGCTTCAACCAGAATGTTCAGGTTATCCATTATGAGTATACGGACTTTTATTATCTGGCGTTTTCCGCATTTCTCCTGTAACGATTCGCAGCCTTTTTTAAATTCATGAGCGTTGGGAATTCTTCCATAGAGTCTTCATTGGGTTTATCGATCTTTTTCACTTTCCACGTTATTCGAATTTCATAATGTCCGATGACATTGACATCAAAACCGGCATTTTCTAACTGTCGCTTAATATAGTTGGTCGCCTGCAACCTGTCATATGCTATATATCCCATGAGAAAAGAAGGAATTTCCGTATCCACATATTTACGC